ATTGATGATCCGCACAGTGAGCAGGACGCGCTCAGCGCGACGGCGATGGAGACGGCGTACGAATGGTACACCTCGGGACCGAGGCAGAGGCTTCAGCCGGGGGGATCCATCGTCATTGTCATGACCAGGTGGTCGGAGAAGGATCTGACGGGGCAGCTGATGAGGGCCCAGGTGGAGCCCCTGGCGGACAAGTGGGAGGTGATTGAGTTTCCCGCGATCATGCCGTCGGGCAATCCGGTGTGGCCGAACTACTGGAAGAGGAAGGAGCTGCTCGCCGTCAAGGCGTCGCTCTCCGAGCAGAAGTGGCAGGCGCAATGGCAGCAGAACCCAACAAGTGAAGAAGGAAGTATCATCAAGCGCGAGTGGTGGAAGAAATGGGAGCAGAAGGAGATGCCGGGGCTCGTCCACATCATCCAGTCCTACGACACCGCCTTTTCCAAGAAGGAGACCGCCGACTTCAGCGCGATCACCACATGGGGCGTCTTCTATCCCGACGAGGACACGAGACGGCCGAACTTAATTTTAATTGACGCGAAGAAGGGACGGTGGGAATTTCCCGAGCTGAAGAGGATCGCCTTTAAGGAATACAAGTACTGGGAGCCCGAGACCGTCATCATCGAGGCGAAGGCCTCCGGTTTACCCTTGACACACGAGCTGAGAACTGTAGGAATACCTGTAGTAAACTTTACACCGAGCAAAGGAAATGATAAGCATACACGTATCAATTCCGTCGCGCCGGTGTTTGAGGCGGGGCAGGTGTGGTATCCGGCAAGCCACAGGTTCGCCCAGGACGTGATTGAAGAATGCGCCGCATTCCCTTTTGGTGAACACGACGACTTAGTGGACAGCATGACGCAGGCGGTCATGCGGTTCAGGCAGGGCAATTTCGTGTCGCTGCCCGACGATTATCCCGACGAGGAGGTCACACATGCAAGCAAGGTATATTATTAATGGTTGAATTTAGTAATCCGTTACAACAAAAATTATTTGATAGATTAGTTGAAGTAGGAAGATTAGATCCTAATAATTTACACATATCTACTATTGAAACAATTAAATCGATTGATGATGCATTTGCATTAAAATTATTAAAGGATTTCGGTGTTAAACCAACAATTGCTAAAAAAGACGGCGGCGAAGTGAAAAAGTTCCAGGCCGGCGGTCCGAATTTCGTGGCCGATCCCGCCTTTGACATGCCGAATGAAAAATTTGAAATGAGCGACCTGACGCAGTTCGTCCCTCCGCATTGGCGGGGGATCGGCGAAGGCGTTCAGGAGGGGCTCGGCTATCTCAAGGAGAAGTTTGTCGAGCGTCCGATGGAGATCGACTACGGCGCCAAGGACAGCAAGATGGATACGGTATTGAACACCATTGAACAGATGGGCTGGGACATATCACCGTTCTACGGCATACTGCGGGCGGGCAAGATGTTCAACCAGGACTCGTCCATGGCATTGCAGGAATATATGGAAGGGGAATACGGCGAGATGGGCAAGTCCGTCGCCATGGCGGTGCTCGCGAGCGTCGGCATGATTCCCGTGGTCGGCACGGAGGCGAAAGTTGTTCGCGGAGCGATTGGTCAAACGAAGAAGGCCATCCGACCGCTGACCAAGGACACGGTCAAGATTACAAGCAAGGAAGACGTGACACCGGGCGTGACGGGAGAGCCTGGAAGCGTTGTGATGTCCAGGGATGGAAAACCGCTAGTTGTCGCTGCAGACGGCACTTACCATCCAATGCCGATTTTCGAAAGTAAGCTGGAGAAGTCATTGACACTTGATGCGGCGCCGAAGAGTGCGACGTCTGACCAGTGGATTGATTATTTTCGAAAGAACGGCGTCAATGAGCGCGAGATCAGGGAGGTGGGCATACTGGACGAATTGATGCGCGCCAAGGAATTCAACCGCCCAATTACCAATAAGCAATTGCAGACAATGTATGAGGAATCATCGGCGAGGAACTTGAACATCATTGAGAAGACCGAAGGCGGGCGCGGAGGCGCGAAAGTGCAACACAAGGGTGCGGGAAGCAACAAGCAGGATTTTGATGTGGCGGGGGAGAACTACAGGGAAGTTATTTTTCAGTCAGGGCCAATCAAGGGCGATGTCGATCCATTTGTTCAATCAGGCCACTACAGTGAGCCAAATGTCCTAGCATTCTCGAGGCAGGCCGACTACACGACAGTGGACGGAATGCCCGTGACCATTATCCAGGAATGGCAGACCGATATGGGGTCGCACGCATTCAAGCAGCAAAAAGAACTGAAGAAAATACTGAAGGAGCTAGCAGCGCAAGGCGACGACATTTCCAGCATGCCGACGAGCGTCTATCGTCCGTTCCCGGCGCCGGAGGCTGGCGTCCAGACCATTGCCGATAAGATCAATGCCCTCGACGAGCAGATCGCAACTCTTCTTCCAAAGAAAGTGGAGGCGGCCGTTCCGATCGCACCGGGCGCTGTGGTCTCAAAAATGTTCGGCCAAGAAACGAGGGGCGTTACGCCCGTGCGCATGGCAGAGCCGGAGAATACCACCAAGATTCTTGAGGTCATGAAGGAGCAGCAAAATCTTATTGACGAGTTGGTGAAGATGGACGTCGTGCAGGACTATCTCAAGCAAATGAAGGCACTTGATTCGAGCATTAAGACATTCCCGAACATTCCGTTCCAGAGTGAAATGGACTTGATCCGTATGACCATCAAGTCGCTCGCGCGCGACGCTGTGGAGAATGGCAGGTCAGGACTTGGCATTGCCAATTCGGATATTGTCAATTCACGGTGGGGCAAGGATATTCTTAAGCCGAAATTCGATGTGATTAAACCTCAAAAAATTCTAGAAACATTTGATACAAGGGCGAGGGCTAAGACCTATCAAGATGGTCTGGAACTGCCAGCAAAGTCTAAAATTGTAAAAACGGAAGACGGCCAATTCCAGGTTGTGGAGAAACCAGAAACTTTAGGAACATTTAATACTAAGGAAGAGGCAATGGTATATAAAAATGCAAATAGCCCACAGGCGGCAGTGAAAACCGTCCTTGACGAGAAGAGTAAAGGATTTAAGTTTTATTCTATTTATGACCAGAAGATACCGCAGGTCATGAAGGAGATCGCCAAGGACATGAATGCGAATGTCGTTATCAAGGACGTGGCGACGGGACGGAATCCAAAACCTTTCATAGTGAAGAATTCACAGGGCGATATTGTTGAAAGTTTCCGGTCGGTAGAGGAGGCGAAGAACGCCTACCCGCAAGCAAAGACCGCAACGGAAATTGCGGAAGTAACAGATATTCCAGCGGCGGGACAGACACAACTCCCTGCAACAATTCCAGGATTTACCATTGCCGAGCAACCAATAAAGACACAGCAAATTATTATTCTTGAACTGAACGATAATTTCCTATATCCTCAAGCGATATACAAGAGATACGGAGGACTCGTTGAGTCAAGTCTTAAATCCATAAATGATATTATGAGGCCATTGTAATGCCAGTTGAAAGAGAAATTCCCACGCCCGACCTAGAAATTGAGAAGGCGCCGGGAGTTGATATAAATGTAGAACAGCCGTTAACGAACGGCAATGCGATGATGTTGGAGGACGGATCCGCCATTGTTAACCCAATGGAGGAACAGCCTGACGCCAAAAATCATAACGTCAATTTGGCGGAAATGATTGATGAATCAGATCTACGGTCCATGTCCGCCGACCTAATGTCCGAATTCGAGTCGGACAAGAATTCACGCTCCGACTGGGAAAAGACCTATACCGAAGGATTGGACCTTCTGGGATTCAAGTACGACGACCGCGCACGCCCGTTCTCGGGCGCATCGGGTGTTACCCATCCTTTGCTCGCGGAAGCGGTTACGCAATTCCAGGCGCAAGCGTACAAGGAATTGTTGCCGGCGGGCGGTCCCGTGAGAACCGTTGTCGTCGGGCAGGAGACGCCGGAGACTCGGCAGCAGGCGGAACGCGTCAAGGAATTCATGAACTATCAGATTACCGAGGTGATGGAGGAATACGATCCGGACC